AAATCGACTGAGACGATTACTAGTGAAGGCAAAGCCAACCCTAAGTTAATACATGATATCACAAAATTTATTAAGAAATGTAAGTGGCTCAAAACTATCCGTCCCATAAATGAAGGTAAAATCCCAATGTCTAACCGTGCTGGACCAAACGGACCCGCGACTATTAGCTGTATAGCTGACCTTACCGCTTTGAGGCAATCTAAAAATATGTTGCTTATCAAGGCGATCAAGGATCAACTATCACAGTCAATACCGTGGTTAAGTATGGAAAAGTACGATTCGATAGAGGGTCAGTACGAACATTCTAAACTAGTTTTCTTAAGTGACCGCGCGTGCAAAACACGTGTGGTTGCTATAGGAGACTGGTGGTCGAATGCAGCACTGTCCAACATTCACAGAACGTTTATGAGAGCCCTTAAAGATCTTTCTAAATATGACCTAACCTACCAACAAGATCAACTTGGAGAGTTTATCATCACCCTCGGTCGTCGTCTATGTAGTTCGGACATGACCGCGTTTACTGACAGATTCCCTCGTGAAGTCCAAAAGGAAGTAGTAAAAGCAGTCTTTGATGAAGAGGTTGCAGAAAGATGGGAAACCATAATTGCCAAACGAATGTTTAAAGTAGGTCCAGATGACTACGTAGAATATAGTGTAGGTAATCCTATGGGACTCTTGTCTAGCTGGTCAGTCAGTACTGCCGCCCACCATGTCGTAAAACTTTATTGCGCTTACAAATTGGCAATGAAGTTCTACAGATATGGAATTCTGGGTGACGATACTGTTGACACCTCTGAACAATTGTACCACTATTACTTAAACGTCCTTAAGGGGTTAGGAGTCCAAATCTCTTTAACCAAATCGACTAAATCACGCACAGGCTCAGTGGAATTTGCCAAGAGGCTCTTCTATAGACACAGGGAGGTAACCGGTTTACCCGTTTACCTTCTAATGAATGTAGGAGAAAATCCTGAACAAATCCTTGAGCTGGTACGGATCTGTCGCCAGCGGGGGTATACTGATAAAGTACTCAGCCCCGCGTTTAGAAACTTAATACAATACGTCCCCAAAAAGGTTGGTACTGTATTGGCCGACCTGCTTTCTCTCGATGAAGAAATAACCGGGC